CGGTTTCTACATAAAAGAAAAACGAAGCGCCAGTGTTGTTGTCTTGGCTAGGGGCCGTTGGGTCAGTGGGGGTGTTCACGTTGATAGATGGCAAAGTGAACTTGCCGTCTGCATCGTTCAGCAAAATGATTTTGCCAGCATGAGCAGCTACGGTAAGCGTAGTGTCTGCCGTAAGGCTGATCGTGCTGTTCACGCCTGCAGTGATAAAGCCAGCTAAAGATCTAACGGGACCAGAAAAAGTAGTTTGTGCCATGGTATTTTCACCTCTTACGAAAGGATTCGCCCTAATGTCTTCGTAACGTCCGCTGAGCCGGTCGTTAGGGCTGTTTTTCTCAGTTGACCAACATTCTAGGGCAATATTGAGACAAAAAAAAGGGCCTTTCGGCCCCTTTCTCTTTAGGCTCCTTGTGAGCCGTAAATGCCTCGCCAATCGGACCAGCCNAAACTATAACGCTCACGCGCCTTNTATCGGATGTTTCCGGTTGAAAAGTCAGGCTCCATAGAAGTTTCCATCGCAGAGCGTTGGAACATCTTGAGGCCTTCGCCTTGGTCTGTAACCGAAGTCAACAAGAAGAAGGCATCTGGGTCGTTCAGATAATGGTTAACAGTGTAACCACCGGGCAGAACGCCAGTGCTCTTGATCGCGTTGAGATCGTTGTCAGCAGTACCAGATCGCTTGTCCGAATTCAAAATTCGGTCAGCAACAAAGACCAACTGAGGAGGTACGACTAACTTAGTCGCCTGAACCGAAATGGTCAGTCCTCGGTCATCAGTGTAAGTGCTGATGTCGATCAAAGCATCTTCCAATGAAGTTTCATTTAAATCAGACATAGTAGCCGCTCGGTTAGCGGCAGTACCGCCACCAGACAACGGGTGAGCTGTGTTGATTAAAGAAACGCCATCGCCGCCAGTATAGGTGCCACTGAACGCATTGTTCAGTACATCAGCGCCTTTTACTTCTTTGGTGTTACCCATAGAGCGAGCAAGTGCCTTAACATAACGCTTACCTAANCTGTCATAAAGATTATCTTCNACAGCTTCCTCGGTGAGCGCAAATGCCAACGCAATTGTCNNATGCGTATAACGTGCCGAGTAAGACTCGCCAGCATTATCAAAGACAACACCTTGACCTTCAGTTTTAGTTGGTGCTGAACCGAAACCGGTAATGAGGACTTCTTCCTCGAAGGCACGCTGAGAATCTTCAATTGCGAAAATTTCTTCGTACTCTCGATCGTAGCTGTCATAGCTCATACCGAACAACGAGTTCAAGCCGGGTTCTAGCTCTTTAGCTAGTTGTGCTCTTGAAATAGCCATTTGTTACTCTCCTTATGCTAATCCAGCGCCTTTAATGCCGAATACATGGTTTTCGATTACGACAAGCACATTGGTATGCGCTGCCGATACGTCTGAATTTGTAGGATCTTCAGAAATATCAATCGCCTTTACTGGCAGCGTCAAAGCTGTTCCGCCGTCAGTTACTTGCAGTTCAGCCCCAGAAACACCAGATAGGGTAGAGCCTGCCGTCGTGTAAACGATATCAAAGTTACCAAACAAATCAGCAATCGGGAAGGCTATAGCCGCCTGAATTTCAAAGACCACCATTGGGTCATCGATAATAAAAGCGATAAGGTCCGAAGCGTTAGTGCTTGCCGGATAGTAATTGCTATACACTTGCTCACCAGAGGTGGGGTCTGTGTACTGACAACCATTAAATACACCAACAATGGGCACTACGCCCCCGTCAGCATGAAGGGCAATGTGCCCACCGGTTACCTGAGTAACCATGTCACCTTGAAAAATGCTCGTATCATAATTCGCAGCAATGCGATAGCGACTTTGACCACCAGTATAAGGTGCTCCGCCGATCATCCGAACAGGTTTCATTCCAAAAGCGGCATCTTTATTAGCCATTTTTATCTCCTTGAGACTTAGCGTCTACCAAATGTTACTTGGGAGTCTCGCTGAGGGTCATACTTAACGTAACGCTGATCGCCGCGAGTCTCATTGAACATTGTGTTATCCAATGCGTCAGTGGCCGCTTGATTTTTCGCATTATAATATGCGTTGCGCTCTTCAACCGTTTCGTNTGGTATTTTCGCCAGCAATAATCCTTCGTTGTATATGACTCCAGCGTGCTTTCCGGCATCCATNGTAGGAAGTTCCCACTCTGGAGGAAGATCAGATGCTTTTACAAGCTCCCAACCTTCCCTTATCCGTCTGCTTACGTTCGCCCGATCCTCTTGCCCTAGCATTGATTCCCTGATCCACCGATAGGTGTAACCGGGAGGTGCCGGGGGAGTTTCGAGCTTACGAACTGGTCGCCACGGTCGTCGTCGAGCCTGTTTATCGTGCGTCTCGGAATCACGCGAAGCGCGGGTCTTATTAGCTGAATCTGTCATTATCTTGCCTCCCTTTGAGCAATTTTTTGCTTTTCTGATGCTACACGTTTAAGCCAAGCTTCCTCGGACATATTGTGTGGCTTCAAACCACGGAGGCGCTGAAGTTCAGATTGAGTGAACTTAACACCACGCTTGCTGCCTTGTGTTTGTTGCCGTCCAGCAGAACTGGCGGAAGCGACTCTTTGCACAGCGGGTCTATCTTCCTTTTTTTCGGCTACCGAATCACCCTGTAAAGTCGGGTAGATCCGAAAAACTCTTGTGTCCAATTCATTGTAATACTCTTCGGAGTCTGGTTCAAACCCCTCGTTAATGAGATTGAAATGAGTGAAATATGCAAACTGAGTCGCCTGAAGGTTTTCTTCGTTCTCAGAATCGCCATACCATTTGTTTTGATCATGCCAGCTTAAAGCTTCGNNCGTAGGTTTTACTTCCTGCTNAACTTGCTGNTGAGGCTGCTGGTATGCCTGATAGTTTTCTTGCGNGACTTGNTGGGAACCGCTCTGCTCGGCAACATACTGTGACTGCCTAGACTGAGCAACTCGAAGCTTTTCTTTCTGAATCGCAATATCGTTCTTTAGAGTGTCCGCCTTGGAAATCAAATCAGCGTCACCAGACCGAATAGCTTTTCGATAGATATCATCTATCTGGCTTTCTTTTGAGGCCAAAGCTTCTTGCTCTTTCTGAAGCACAGTCGTCTGTTGAGCGACGGAATGCTTTTTATAAGCATCAAGCTCCTGATCTTTTTGCAAGGCAAGAGACTCAAGATACTGAGCGCGATCCTCAGCTTGCTTGGTCTTTTGGTTTAGCTTATTGATCCGCTTGCTAACCGATTTGGTGTAGCGCTCAAGCTCGTCGTCGCTGCTTACAGACCCAGACTCTTGGCCTTCTGGTGGATCTTCAACAATCTGAACCTCGATTTCTTCTTCTACCGCGTTTGAATTTTCTACTGTCATCGCCAGCTACTCACTATGTCATCAGGGTTAAGGATAGTACCAATGACTTCATCATCATTGATTATGCGCACCTCGTCTCCGTCGTCAAGTTTGAAACGAGCACCAGCATACCGGCCAATTAACACCCAGTTGCCTTCTTCGCACCATGGTGTTTCGCCGTACTTTTCTTTGTCCGAGTAACAGAGCAGACCTTTTTTCACAACATAAGCAACAACCGTTGCAAGTGATTCTCGGTCCACGGTTTCTTTGGTTAGATGAATGCCGCCCTTGCTTGTTCGTTTCCCGATATAAGGGATAACAAGCATTCGCCAACCCGAAGGTGTAGGCATCCTCTCCAGTACGGTTTTACTCAGCAATGACGGATCTAAAACCAAATCCTCTTTCTGAATAAAGGCCGATTCAATCGACGGTTTTGTCACTAGCGCTCTCCTTTTGCGTAAAAGTCTTGGATATGTTGCTCCACCAAGTTTAACGCAGTTAGCTCGCCTTGCAAACTTTTATAGTGTTCCATATCTTTTAGCAAACCTTCGCACAAAGTTTCAATAATCAAACTTCGCCGGTCGCCTACCATTCGCTTTAAAGATGAGGCTAGGTCAACGTCGTCTCTCATACGCGCTCGTAATAATCTAGGCCCTTAGTCGCAGCGCCAGTTCCTCTCGTGCGCATCTTCTTGACCTTAACCTTTAACTGGCCCTTTGAGACAGCACCGCCGTCTTTCATGCCTTTTGATGTTTTCATCGCAATAGCGACGGCTTGATCTTTTGGCTTACCTTCTTTTCTGAGCATACTAATATTCCTACTAATGGTTTTTTGACCGCTACCCTTCTTCAGAGGCATCGCTTGTCTCCTCTTCTACTGGCTTCTTCCTAAAAGAAACTTTTGCTTTAGGCTTAGGCTGAACTGTCTTCGGCGCTACAGGACTCGGCGCTTCAATCGCTACAGAAACCGGCGCTGCAACTCCTTGTTTAATTCTCGCCAACTTTGCCTCAAGCCTTGCTTCATCTGCTGCCTGCTGAAGATTTTTCTTCTCGGCAATCATCTCAACTTCTGCTCGCTCTGCTTCACGCATCAAAGCTTTGTTTCTTCGAAGCTCCGCCTGCTGTTCAAGAATATAACTGGTTGTCATCGTATACCTCCAAATTTAGCCTGCAACTCAAGCAACTTTAACTCAGCCTGCTGCTCAAGTCTCTGTGTGGCAATATCAAGTTTATCGTCTGCTACCGACTTCTGAACGCCGATTCTTTGTTTCGCAATTTCAGACTCAAGGAGCTTTTCTTCGCCTCTTTGGGCCTGCTTGTCTTCAAACTGGCTTTGATCTGCGTTCAATTCTTGCTCTCTTAGATCCAGCTCTTTTTGTCGAATCTGGACTAAAGGGTCTTCCTCGCTACCTTGACCAATTGACATCAAGAAGTCCTGCGTCAACTGAGCCATGATTGGCGATGAGAAACTTTCGGTGATCATCTGAATCTGACTAACCACTTGCGGCTGCTGCTCTGGCGGTACTTGCGTCATTTGCTGCTCAAGCTGCTGAACCTGCTGCTGTATCTGTGGCGGCATTTGCTCTTTCGCCATCTGAGTAGACATAAACTGCAAGTGCTGCATACTGTGCGCAATAATCAAAGCCTGCAACTGCGGGTTGGTTTTCACAACCTCAGTCAAAAACAAAGACCTATGAGTATCAACGTGAGCCTGATGATTTTGTGGCTCAAAAGCTTGCTGAGGCTGACCCATCATAAAACCACTGTTTTCAATTCCTGCATCAATCGGAGCAGGGGGTGGGGGCGGTGGTGGTGGTGGTTGCAAAAGGCTGTCAACATTATCAATCCCTAGCGCAGAATACATCCTGCGATAAGCCTCATAAGTGCCTTTAGGTCCGTGAATCTCAGGGTTCGACTGTACGAGCTGCATTAGCTCTTGAGCCATTGTGATTCTTTGAGACTGGCTGAAAATGTTAGGGTCTGATACAGGGATAACATCGACACGCCCGTCAAAGTCAGTCTGCTTGACCTCCTGAGAACCGCCAAGAGCCTGATAAGGGTACATTGGAGGCAGGTATTCAGAAAACACTTTGGCAAGTAACTGAAACTCAATTCGTTGAGCGTAGTGCAAGCGCTTATGAATCGCGCTCATCACCTTGGTGCCGCGTTCCAATAAAGCGACCGTGGTGCCAACAGGCATTGCTTGATTTACGTCACCGACATTAGTGTCTGCAATGCTGGCAAAACGCTTGCCAGAGTCAATCAACATACCCAAAAGTTGCATCAAGACGTTTGAAGGCTCTTTTACAGGTAACGGGATCAAGTTTTCCTTGAGAGAACCACCAGTAGTGTCGATATCTCGGAATTCTCCGGGTTGGAGAGGCTCGTCTTCGTCTCGAATCCGCATTCCTCTGGCCTTGAACCCAGAAGGCAAGTTTGCAATCGTGCCAGCATCAATTAACTGCCTAAGAATAGACGTTGAAGCCTTTGCAAGACCGCCGATCATGTGGCTCAAGCCTAANCCATAGAAGCCAAGGCCCGGCAAAAATTTATACTGCACAAAATAATTNATTTTTTGCTTCGTAATGTCTTGTTCTGTGTAGTTTCTTCGGATCGACAAGACTTGCTGAGATTGCTCGTCAATTGTCACGATATAAGGCAGTTTTAAGCCCGTTTCTTTGCCTTCGGCGTCAACGTCTTCGTAACCCGGAAGGTCCAGTATGGTATGGACTTCGTAAACAGTTCTGTCTCGGTTTTCAGAATAGCTTGGGGACTGACCCTCAATCTCGTCAATCTCTTCTTCTATATCGCTGCGATTAACAGTGTAAGCATCGCCTTTTAGCTCGATATCTGCGTAAAAACCGCTTAGCTGCTGCTTGCGAATCTCGTTTTTGCTCATCCTAATGACGTGCGTAACCCGCTCAGCAGAAAGAATGTCAGAAGCTTCGTAAGGAACGATCAAATCTTCTGGGGCGATAAACTTTGAAACCGCTCGACTCATAGACTGGTCGTAGTAAACCTTCTTGAACGCAGATCCTGCAATCGGCAGGTAAAACAAAAGCATATCCAGCTCGGGGTCATATTCCTGCATCACATTCATGATGTAAAAATTCATGAAGTTGGCGACCCTTTGAGACTGCATTTCAATCTCTGGCGTGCGAGCGCCAACGATCTCAGTCTTAACTGGGCCTTGCGCTGGTAAAAGCTCTTTATAAGCCTGCGCCTGAAACTGAGTCACGCTTTCAGCAAGAATTGGGTGAATTACGCCAGAAGACCCTTGGAACGGTTGAGATCTAGTCTCGTCAAATTTCATGCCAAGGTACTTCAGCCCTTCAACATAGGTCTTTTCCCACTCGGAACGGCTTTCTTTGTCCGAGTCAATAGACTCCAAGACATCGCTTGCAAGCTTTCCAAGGTCTGATTTGTCGAGAAAATCAACTAGGTTTGAGTCAAACGGGATCTGAATTGTTTCTGGAACCGCGTCGATCTCATCGTCAATTAGAATGTCTTCTTCAGCTACCAAAATCTGGGCAGCATCTCTGATCATATCTTCTCGGCTAGGTTCTGGCGTTACCGACATCTCCCGAGACAATGGGATGACATCTGGATCTTCTTCTGTGCCAAGTAATTTATCAATAGCCATCAGTAGTATACCTGTCTATTTCGAGGCAAGAACTTAGCCTCGTCTTGGTAATCATTTTCAAGGGCGATAAAACCGCCCTGCCTAAATCTCATAAGCGCCATTGTAGCACTATCACAAAAATCGTCATGATCTCCGTATGGGAAGCTTGCCATTTCCTCGATAACTTCTTCGGCAAAGCTGTCGTCTGGTGCCCAAACCATAGCTGATTCAAAAAGAGGCGCGACACTGTTCATTCTTGCAATCTTATCCTGACCTCGGCTTGGTGTATAGGCTGTGACGGGGATGCCCATACGCCTCAATTCTTGGGTCAACGGCGTGCCAGAAGCCTTTGCTTCAACCAGAACACAATCTGGCTCCCAGTATTTGTATTCGTCCATAGCGATCTTTTTAAGCTCGGGGAAATCGACACGGAACCGCTTGGCATCGAGCAGAATTATGCAGTCAGGCCCGTCAACCTCTGGGGTAAAAACCCCCCAAGTTGTAATGGCTGAGTAGTCGGCAGTTTCTTTCTTTGAAAAAGCCGTGTCATAAGACTGAATGACGTAAGAATAAGCCGGTACATAGTCCTTATCCCAAACCTCCCACCATTCGCGTTTGACGATTGACCCTGATTCAGCAGTTGGATTCTGCAGCCACTGGCTGTTCCACTTGGCAACAGGAAGAGACGCCTTTACACTTAAAAGCTCCTCCTTCTTCCAATACTCCGGCCAAAGCGGCTCCTCTGTCTCCGGCATAATTGCTGGGAACTCGATCATCTCCCACTGGTCAGCATGATCGTCGCCCTGCTTCTTTATGACCTTGCCAACCAGATCTTTAGTTGACCATCGAGTCATAACAATCACGATAATGCCACCGGGCTGCAAGCGCTGACGAGGACCGGACGTATACCATTCGTAAACCGAGTCCATTGCGGTTGCAGAAAGAGCGTCTTGCTCAGAAACCGGGTCATCGATAATCAATAAATCAGCACCACGGCCTGTGATCGCGCCGCCGACGCCTGAGTAAAAAGATTCACCACCCTCGTTAGTCGTCCATCGACCAGCAGACTTGTTATCTGACTGCAGCTTCAGCTTAGGAAAAACTTCTTGATAGTCTTCAGAATCAATAATGTTTCTGACACGGCGACCGAACCGAACAGCAAGCTCGGCGGTGTGGGTTGTTTGAATGATCTTTAAATCGCCGCGCAGACCCATCATCCAAGCTGGAAAATAGGTGCTGGCAAATTCAGATTTGGTATGTCGAGGCGGCAAGCACACAATCAATCGCTTCAATTTACCTTGAGCAATTCGGTTGAACTTTTCGCCAATTATCTTATGGTGCCGACCCTCAACAAACTCTGGCCACATGTGCTTCACGAAGTTTATGAAGTCACCTTGGCAGTCGTCTTGCTTTTCGAGCTGGTCGTATTTTTTAAGCAGAGCAAGAGCTTCTGCTTTTTCCGCATCAGATAAAATGTCGAAGTCTTTTAGCGCAAGCTCAGACATGACCCCAATCTTCGTTTTTGAATAACAGCGCCTCAGCCTCTCTTCTGCGGACTAGCCCGTTGACAACCTTGCCACCAGCCTTGTTCCATCGGCGCATTTCAGATGGTACTTCGTCAAAACAACTATCGTTTAACCGTTTCAACATTGTTGACGACCTAAGATTACCCGGACCTAAGTTATAAGTCCATGCAACCAATGCGTCAAACTCATTTTGTTTCAAGGGAACATCTACTGCCTCTTGAACGTATCCCTCAAACTCTTCCAAATCTTCCGCAAGCATTCGATCAGCATCTGCTTGGCTACAAGCATCGCCTTCTTTAACCTTGTAAGTATGCCCATAACCAATCGTCCACACGTCTGCAGAGCACTGATAAGCCTCAAGCTCACAGCCCTCAAATTTTTTAATTAATGATATACCTTCTTCGCTAGTTCTCATTAGTCATGCTTATGGGAAGCGCCGTAGTAAAAAGATATGATACTGCTGACAATCCCGCCAAGATAACCGAGAACAAGGTTAACAATACCGTCA